GTGCAAGTATGTCGTGAGCATGGCTATCCAGTAGAGTATCAGCGTAACTTCGATGGTTCTGAGGATCACAGCACAATGGTTGTATCATTCCCATTCGCTTATCCTGAAGGGACAAAGATTGCTGCTGAGATGACCGCTATCGATCAGTTGGAAGTAGTGAAGTGGTTACAGGCTAACTGGTCAGACAATAGCGTATCCTGCACCGTGTACTATCGTAAGGAAGAATTGCCTGAGATTCAGAAGTATCTAGCAAAGAACTACAAGAACAATCACAAGTCCTTGTCATTCTTGCTACACAATGAACACGGCTTTCACCAAGCACCTTTGGAGGAAATCACGAAAGAGCAGTATGACGCACTTGTGGCTTCTACACGATTAATTACACACGTTGATGAAGCTAGTTTTGATGGTGGCGACGAGTGTGCCAGCGGAGCTTGCCCAGTAAAATGATAATTAACCTACACTTTATTACTGGGTTCTGTATCGGGTTTGAGTATGTTCCTAGTTTCGATGACGAGTCTCATTTCGTCATTGATCTAGGGATTATTAGAATCCTTTTCAGTACTCCTCACGACGACTGAGGCAGCTGGTTCACCTAATACCCAATGCATTTGCGTTCCTTTAGCCCCGCTTCGGCGGGGTTCTTTTTTGTTACAAATTGTCGATAAATGTTAACAAATACCGACATTATGTTACACAAAATTCCTAGTACCAGCTTTATCAATAATTAGGGCTTGTCTACGAGGCTGGTCAGAAGCACCGTTAGGAACGCTTATATGCGTCCAAGAGCCGAATTCTTCGATGATTTGGTCAAAGGGTATGTCCGAAGCCAGACACGCCTCTACGACCTGTTTAGGGGTCATTCCGGGGACTCTGAGATCAGCAGCACAACCTATCCTATGTTGGCTAGTGTCCTTACTACCGACAGAGTCATTGACTGGTTTAGAGCGAAAGCCTGAATTAATCATGATCGGCTTGCCTAGTAAAGACCTAACTTGCTCAAGCAAGGCTGCCAATCGAGTTAGATTAGCAACCTCACTGGCGTTAGGGGTATTATCTAGGTTCTTACGCTCTGCTACTTCAGAGTGAGTTAGTTCTTCTAAGGTAAAGTTATTGCTTAGGTTCATCTTTCTTCGCTTTCATATCCATTATCTTCTCTAAAGTACGACCACCAAAGTATGCACTCATAATAAGCATACCCCACTGACCTAGTAGATTGACGTACGATTCCTTAGCATCGTAGCCAAATGCTGACATCATGGCAAATAAAAAGTATCCTACAAAGATAGCTACTAAAGACATAGGTCGTATATTCTTAGACAACCAAGAATCACTAGCAAGATCAGCTTTCCAACGATCAGAGATATTGTTCTGCTCATTCATATCAGCGTTTAACTCAGCGAGTCTGCCTTCTTGTTGCATCTGTAGCAACTCTTTCTGAGCCTTTGCCTTAGCTTCTGGATCAGGAATGAACTTATCTAGGACTTTCATCCCAACGTCTACTAGCGCCATTAATGGAATCATTGTTTATACCCCCAAGTTAAATACCAAGCAATGACCGCAGCCACTGCATAGCACATGAACATTGCTCTACGACTCTTTGCCAAATCTTCTTTAAACTCTCTAGTAAGTTCATTATCTTGTTTCTCTATCTTTTGTTTAATGGATTCAATTTCATTCCAGCGTTTAGTTCCATGCTTTTTAATGAAATCAGCTTTGACTTTAGCTTCCTCGATACGGATGGTTTCTTGACGTTGCCATTCCATCAATGCCCGTTTAAAATACTGCTCTTTAAAGACCTGTGCTTCTCTTATCTGTCTTTTACGCTCTAGGTCTTTCTGCTGTGCTGCTGCTCCAGCGTCCTTCTGTACATCGGTAATGCTCTTAGTGATGGACTTACTAGCCTCTCGACTAGCATCCATACTACTGGTTACAGACTTTGCTCCTTCGATAAAACCAAATTGGTCGGACATAACTCATATTCTTAATTATTGTTGATTTAAATATGTTATTCAACTTCTGCTTGCTGTCCACGCAGATTAGACAAACCAACTCCAAATAATCCGGGATTCTGCTTTAATGCGTCTTGAACTGCTAAACGCAATTTACTCGGTTCTTTCATTAGTGCTTGAGCAGCTTTATAGCTTATTCCCGATGCTACGAGAATTGGAACTGCAATCGCTGGTGAAAAGAAACCTAAGGCACCTAAGCCGGCTAATTTACCAGCAATCATTACATTACGGAATTTAGCAGCTTCGTCTGTTGTATCTCCGACAACATTCAATGCACGAGTAGCGGTCTGCTGTAGCGGAGCAGTTCCCATTGCAGCCTCAATATCGCCGCCTTGTTTAGCGGCAGCCCTAGCTAATTCAGCAGGACTAAAGGTTCCTTGAGCGCCAGAGATTTCAGCAACATTCTTATTAACTGCTTCCATGACACGAGAGCGTTGCATATAAGCTAAGTTAGCCTGAGCAATGCTTCCGTCTTTGTCGTTACGAATGATTAGATTTTTAATTGCTTTGTAAGCATCATCGTAGCCTTGACGCAGAATCTCTGCGGTTGTATCTGTGGCTTTAATCGAATCAATCTTTGTTCTAAAGATTTCTTCCATGCGTTTTAAATCTTGAGCAGAGAATTCACCATCTTTGATTCTTCCTGCAATATTAGCTTTTAGAAAGTTCTGAAATGATTTAACTTGTTTAGGATCTCCAAGCTCATTACGCAAAGTAGTTTGAACTTCACCTAAACTCTTTGTAAACTGCTCATCCGGAGCAACTTGACCTATTTTATCAAGAGCATCGTCGTAATACTTAGTTAATCTATTTTGAATATACCCAAATATTTGCTGACCGTTCTTTAGATTTGTTGGTAGTTTATCATCAATAATAGCAAGAACTTCATTACCGACAGATTTAGTAAAACCAAGATTGATCTTATCTTTGTCAATACGCATCGTTGGAATGTCTAGTTTCTCAATCTGACGAAACAAAGCACCACCCATTCCTTCGTATGCTTGTCCGGGTGTAACAGGAACACCTGATTCAATCAGTTCACGAGTGCCTGCTTTTAGTGTCGGTGTTAATGCACTTGCTAAAGCAGAAGCACCTCGACCAATAATAGCACCTAGTCCTAGTTGCTCTACTTTACCAGCTAGTATCTGTTCTGTTGTAAGGTTCTCACCAATAACAGGTTGTGTAGCAGCTCCAATAGCTCCGCCTAATGCTCCTCGTGCAGCAACTGATCCAGCAGCGCCTCCGACAGGGATTAAACGATTTACAGGATTGACAATAGAACCAATTAGTTCTGGAACATCAAATCCTTCTCCACCGAGATTTGTACGAGCTTCTTGATATCGTCTTTGAATATCCTCAACCGCAGGTCTTGCTGCTGGAATTAACTGAGCCGCAGCCAGTGCTGGATTGATAATACCTTTACCGACTCCAAGAGTAGTACGTCCTATTAACTTTTCTGTTTCACTAGGATCAGCTCCGCTAAAACCAACATCCTCTGGCGTAGCTGGAGCCATTTGCTCTGCAGTATATTCTACAGGAGCAGCTCTGAGAGGAGCAGTTGCTGATGTTCGCATATTTGACGCAATTGCTGCTAATCGACGAGCGTCTTGAACATTTCCTGCAGCATCGGCAGCCCGAAGAGCTGTTAATACTTGTTCGTATGTAGCCATGTTATCCTTACTTAGCTGTTGGTTGTAAGTATCTGTTTATCAATGCATCGTCTTCTGATGACATCGTGCCAGCAGCGCCTTGTTTCTTTTCCGTTCTTGGACGAACAGCAGGTCCGGGATCTTCTCCTTTAACCGCTTTAGACCAACGACCATAATAGAACTTAATGTCTTCTAAATTACGACGTAATGTATCAGGAGATTGACCACGATCAAGAGAAGCAATAGATGCTTGTAATGCTTCTAATTCTTTAACAGCAACCTGACCTAAAGCACCGCCAGTCTTTGATGCATCACGCATCTGTTGTAGACGATCAAAACCTAAGTTTGCCTTAATTGTTTTAAGAGCTTCTTCTAAGTTACGACCATCTGTTCCGGGAATGTTTAATGCACCAGCAACACCTGCGGTTGTAATGCCGACTAATGGAATGGCTTCATCTACGGTGTTAATAATCCGATCCGCAGAAGCAGTAGCAGCAGCTACTTTACCTTTTTCTCCTTCAGCTTTCTCGTAGTTCTTTAAATCTAACAATGTTTGTTTTTGCTCTAATGCAGCTTTCTTAGCAGAAGAAGCCTCTAATGCACGAATTACAACATTAGGATCACCGTATTTACGGAATACAGTTAAAATCTGCTCATCGGTTGCTGTTGCTGGTAAAGCATTTAACTCAGCACGTAGTTTGTCATCTTGCACAATCTTACGCTCAGCGGTTTTCATGTCTAGTTCGGTTTTACCAATATCTAATCGAGTCTTTTCTGCGGTTAAAGATTGTTGTTGACGACGAGCAGCCTCTGCAGCAGCCTGTGTCGCTACACGAGGATCAATCTTAGCAGCAGCACTGGCGTATTGTTGCAGACCTTCAGGACTGGTCAAATCAAATTGTCCTGCTAATTGACGCAGTGCGGTAGCACGATTAAGTTGCTCATCACCGCCAAGTAATTGACCTGCTCCACGAGCAATACCAGCACCGCTTTGATATAGAGCCATGTTTGCTCGTTCAAACGGAT